GAAGTCCACAATCCAATACATCATCTAGTGTGTCAAACTTCGCCACTCAGGTGCTTACAGGCCCTATGACTGAAAACACTTATGGTAATGGAATTAAGTGTTCAGGAACAACTTTATCTATAAGCCCATTTGCTACGACCTCAGTTGCAGTAAAACGTCCTCAAGATTATATCTATCACACCCCTGTATATAACGAAGCAGCGGATGAAGATGGCAACCTTACAAATGCTGGTGAAATTTTATTTTATAGAGAAAATTACAGTGGTAATAAAGATGCAACATCTTTTAATTTTGGAATAGCTGCAACAATATCTGTTCCACTCGATAGACGTTTTCAAGATGCTTGTCTCAAAAGTGCAACTACTCAAGAAAAAATAGCAAGGCAACAATTATCGACAGCAAGATTAAATTACGAATTGGCTAGATTGAAAAACTGCCATGAACTGAGAGTAATAGGTGCTGAATATGCTGTCAACAGTCCTTATCATGGTCTTTGTGCAGATATAGTAAGCAAACCTAAAATGAACCAAGTTATCCCTCATACACACAAAATTAAGCTAAATAAGTAAATTTAGTCCACTCAGAATCGCCTGTAAGGGGCTTGTAGTTTTGTTTGCTTATGTTTGTACCTTTGATTTATCCTTCTTTTTACTGAGTTTCTTAATAGCTGTCTTGATAAGGTTTTTAACAAGATTAACTATGATAGGACTTGAAGCCGCAGCAACAGCAATAATTGAAGTACTAACAAGAACAGGAGAGCTAGGAAACCATTTCTCTGTAAATGAACTATCTCTGAGGATTTCATAACATTGACCATTTTTAATTGAATGACCTATGACGATTTGCAGCCTTAGCTCATTGGGATAAGACCCTACGGGAATACTAGACTCATTGGGGCATTTTATAAAAAACTCTTTATCTTTTTTGACTTTGGGCGTATATTTTGGCGGTTGTGGTATATCTGGTTTTTTTTGTTCTGGTTGTTTATTTGGATCTGTTGGAATAAATTTATCAGGGTGATATTCTAAAGGTTCAAAAGATGGAAAGTTAACAACAGGATATTCTAAAGATGGTTTATCAATAATATCTAAAGTTGTTGGATATTGTTCCCATGCTCTTGTTCTGGGAATATAAATTTCTTTTATTTTTATCTGCGGTATTTCAATTCTTGGTATTTCCATCTTCTACATTTCCAATAGATATTGACCAGCCTTCTTCCCCAAATTTTCCAACTTTTTTTATTTCTGGTTTTTTTTGTTTTTTATCTAATTCTTTGTGATATTTTTTTATATCGTTATCAAGTTCTAAATTAAATCTTTGCATACGAAGCCAATTTATAAATTTATCAACATAATATTTTATAAGCTTTTTAAAAAAACTAAAAATCATTACTCTACAAATTGCATTTGTTTTTTAGGGGGCTCTGGTAGCTGTATAGATGGCCCTGTAACATCTGGTAAAGTTTTTTTCATTACATCAGGTAACTTATCTTCCACACTGCCCATAATCTTGTTTTTTAGCGTTCTTTCAAATTCTGGGCTCTGCATATATTTTACAGCCATGTATGCAAAGACACTCATTGACGAAACCATTAAAAATGAGATAATTGACAAAATATTAGCTATTTTTTGAAACATGATCAAAGAAGTTATTAATAAAATGGTAGCACCACTTACTCTGATGGTACTGTTTCTTCTTGTAGGGTTGATGCCTTTGTATCTGATGGCTGGTTATCTTCGGAGGCTTGCATCTCTAAAATTTGTTGATCCAACAACTTTAAAGCCCCAGTAATCTCATAAAGATTTGCAAGTTGTTTTTCTTTTTCTAGTAACAGATGTTGTTTTGTTTCTTTTAAATTTTGTAAATTCATAAATTAAGCGTAAAGTGTCTTTCCTTTAGTTATAGCGTTATCTATCGCAGAAAAATCTTCTGTAGTCCAGATTGATGTTGTTTCATCTGTTTTTTTATAAGCCTTGATAATTTCAAGATGATCTGTATTTCTTTTGATCATTGCTTTCCACTCTGTTTCAGTAAAAGATGATTCAGTTCTAGTTGTATATGCTGAATAATTAGCATCAGCATTTATTAAAGTTACACTAAAACCAGCACTAGTGTAAATTGCTGCAATTTCTTGTGTAGTTTTTTCTTCGCTCATAATAAAAAAATTACTAATAGTAGTTTACCCTGCTTCAAGGGCTGTGACTTTTGCTGATAATTCCTGTACTGCTTTTACTAATATCGGTACAAATTTTCCATAAGATGCTTCTAATTTATCTGGATTGGATTTATAGACAGCACCGATATAATCATTTTTATCACCCAATGCAGCATCAATTTCTTGTGCTATAAAACCAAGTTCTGTCTTTCCATCATTAGCACTAGGTTCACGCATTGCCCATGTGAATTTTCTTGGTCTAAGTGCATTTATAATATCAAGACCATCTTCTGAATCAACAATATCTGTTTTATCTCTTTCATCAGAAAGTGCACTGATTGATTGCACTTGGCAACGAATAGCAGTAACACTTGAATTGCCAAGAGTTACTTCATTACTTGCACTATTAGCTGAAGGGTCTGCCTGATAACCTAAAGATGTATTGTTTGATCCTGTTGTTGTAACATCCCCCGCATTTCCTCCTACTGACGTATTTTGTTGACCAGATGATATATTTAACCCTGCCTGAAAACCAATACCAATATTATATGTATCTGCACTAGAAGATTGAGTCATATTTTTTAAGGCTTGTTCACCAACTGCCACATTTCTATCCGCTGCAACATTTGTTGTCAAAGAGTCATTTCCAATAGATACATTTAAATTACCTACCGTAGTTTGTGCTAAAGCATCTTTACCTATCGCTACATTTTGACTTGCTGTAGTTGCATTTGTTAAAGCAGCATATCCAACTGCAGTGTTATCATTACCTTCGGTATTAGCATCTAAGGCAAAATTACCAATACCTACATTTTGGTGTCCAGTAGTATTTAACAGCATGGTGTTAACGCCAACGGCAACATTATTTGAAGCCGTTGTATTTGTAGCAAGAGCAGCTTTACCTACTGCTACATTTTCGGAACCAGTGGTGTTAGAACTTAAAGAATTATGTCCTACCGCTGTATTATTGTCAGCAGTCGTGTTTGCATTTAAAGCTATTGTTCCAATTGCCACGTTTTGGTTTCCAGAGGTATTTTCTTTTAAAGTTTCTGAACCTACAGCGGTGTTGTCACTAGCAGTGTTATCCTCTAAACTCCTAAAACCAACAGCGGTATTATCATCTCCAGTATCATTTCCTTCAAGAGATTCTACTCCGATTCCAGTGTTTCTTGTTCCTGTAGTGTTAGTTTTTAAAGCTAAAGAACCAATGGCAACAGAAGAATTTCCAGTTGTGTTTGCTGACAACGAACCGTAACCAAGTGCTGTTAAATTACTTCCTTCAGTATTCGCATCAAGACCTAAAGCCCCAAAAGCAGAATTTTTATCGCCAGTGGTATTATTCTTTAAAGCACCATCACCAAAAGCCGAGTTATTACCTGCACCACTGCTATTATCTTCAAGAGCATTTTTACCAAAACATGTATTTGTTGAAACTGAATTTCCACCCTTACCAATATCTAGTCCGTTTATCGTTCCATCAACAGCAAAGGCAGGGCCACCGTTTAACGTAAATAAATCTATAAAAGCATTTCCAGCAGTATTATTAATTTGCATAATACTTGTGGAAGTATTTGCAAAAAATTGAGAAGCATAATTTGTTGACGGGGCAGAAGAACCAGAACTGTTATTTGCTAAAGCTTGAAAAGCATTTTGAATGTCAACACGGACTGCAGCACCAGTTCCATTATCTATAACAAAATCATTTTGAATACTCATCTACCTTGTCCAAAATTTTTATTTAATTATATACTACCCTAAAATTAACTACCACGCCCAAAACCTGTTGCAGAATATTTAAAATTTCTATTTACATTATTTCCACCAGAATCTTTTACATCAATATCAAAACCAGTTCCAGTTATATTTGATAAAACAAAGAAATCCCCTTGGGTAAAATTCTCTATAGTTATTCCTATTGATGGCAAAACAGAATTTGCTGCAATGCTAGTTCCTGATTGACCAGTAAAGAAACTATTTGTAAAAGTCACTGACTTAGTAGAAGTCCCAGAGGCAATAAACCCACCAGCGGAAGCCCCTGCATTACCAAGACTTGTTTCTGTTCTGCTTTCTATTTGTGCTGTATATCCTAGCTGTTCAATTTCAATTGATTGAGCAACGTCTTTTGTTTCCATGTCACATCTAAATTTAAATCCTCTTGCAATATATTTACCATTTACAAAAGGGTTAAACTGGCTAAATTCAGCACTAAAATTACAGTCACCACTAGTAGAAAGAGATGTTGCTGAAGTTAATGTAAAAGTACCTGTAGTTGGTACTGATTGTATTTGATAATCTCCATCAACACCTGTTCCAGATGTAAAGTCAACAGTAACAAAACTGCCGACAGAATAACCATGGGAGGGTTTAGTTATAGTTATAGTTGTACCCGCCCCACCTGATCCATCGTTTATTGTGTAAGTTCCAGCAGTTGAAGTATCTGGGTCTGAATCAGTTGTCGCCACAAGTAATTTGGCGTTTACATCAATAGCAACAGTTGTACCATCAAAATCAGTCCATGTGTTTACATTTTGTAGTCTGTCATCAAATAATTCATTAAAATAAAAACCTTTAGTAACTAAATGTCTTTGCAAAATTACTGGTTGTTTACCACCTAAATCTAAAGTATTTGCAAAAGCATAAGTTCCACCGGCATCTACTGAATTACCTAATTGGTTGAAGTCATCTATTGCATTAAAATCTGTAACACTATCTAAAAGTACTGAACTAAGAACAAGACCATTTAAAGTGCTATCAAAAAAACAACGAACTTTAGTTCCATTAAAAGGTGTTCCATCTGTATCTTCTCTATCTGTTAAAACTGTTATTTTTGGAAATATATCGGGTTGAGTTGAAATATTTACTATTGATGCAGCATTAGCACTGATTCTTCCACCGTCATCTCTAAATGCTAAAAAATAAGTTCCATTTACAATATTTGATACTATCGTTTCACTGATATTACCAGCTAATTCAGGAATTACATCAACAGAATCAGTAAAAGATGCCCCAGTCGTTAGATTTGATGAACGAATAATAACATTTCCACCATGAATAACGTCAACATCAGTTGATTTATCAAAACGTAACCTTATAAATTGATCTGTTAATGGTTCAATTTGTACATTTTGCACGTCTGAAGGAGGTGCTGTTTTACCAACTGCTTCCAAATTAATAGATGTTGTTGTTGCACTTAATTTTCCTAAAGTGTTATAAGATTTTATTTTAAAAGTATAAGAGCCTAACCTTGATTCAAAAATTTCAAAACTTGGTCTAGCCACTCTTATTCTTTCTGGATTGTCATTGTCAAATTGAAACTCAACCAAATATTCTTTTACTCCCTGAACAGGCTCCCATGATAAAAATATTTTAGAAACTGCTCTATTATTTAACTCAACAATTTGTTCAATTGCACTTGGGTTGCTTGGAGAAGGTTTTTCATCTAATAAAGTTGTTATATTTCTACGGTTAACGGCGACAGTTGTATCTTCAACTTGTGCATATTTGTTTGTATCATGAATTACTGCCGTGATTGTATATTCAGAATCATTTTTTTCTTCAATAGAAACAACACGATAAATTTGAAAATTAACAGAAGAATTTTCTATAGCCCACACACTGTTTGGTAAAGGATCAGAAGAAAAAGAAGAAGAAAGTGTAACTGTACCATTAGTAATACTATGAATTGATCTACTTTCAACTGAACCATCAGATAAAACAACCGATAATGTGGCTGAATTTGCTGTTGTCAAATCAGTATTATTTACATCATCTACAGTAATAGCGATTGTGTTAGTTGTTGCTCCTGTATCTGGGTCTGTAATTGTAGCACTTGAAACGGATTTAATGCGACCACCTCTTCTTACCCCTGCCCTTAAAGAATCTGCAATGGCAATAATTGTTGAAGGTCTTACAATTACACCGGCTTCAAGTGTTGTTGTAAAAGATACAACCTCAGATTCTTTTAAATTTGAATATAAAAACCAACGTCCTAATCTATTTGCCTGACCTCTGGAAGTACAGGCAAAAGCTTTTAAAGTTTTTCTGGTTCTCCCAAACTTTGATATTGAATCTGATAACGCTGTTATGTTATCAGTTGTTATTAGTTCATAGTCTATTGTCTGCGTATCATTGTCAAAATAAGCAACTTCTACCTCTGTATATTTTGTTCTTTGTCCTACACCCTGATATGTAAAACCTTCCTCAGTAACATTTGAATTATTGAAAATGTATTGTGGATCAGATGTATTTGTTGAAGTGTTTGTTGGTCTGTCCTGAGATATCTGTAATGATCCATTGCTATAAAATGGCATTGCGTTCATCACAGAACATAAATCATTAATCAAACTGTAGGCATCATTTTTTTGATTAAGAATTACATTGCAGCTAAATCTTGGCTCTGTTGTTCCTGTAATTGGATCAGTAATTTCAGTACTTGCATAGGCACTTGCAGAATAAAAACTATAAACATCTAAAGTATCAGCATCAATAATACCGTCTGTACCGCCAAAACCTTTATCTGTTGTTAATAGGTCATAAAGAATCCAAGCTGGATCTGAACACCATTCTTTCTCTGTTTTAAATGTTCCATCAAATGTATATCCGCTTGGATAGATTATTCTTCCATTATCTAAATCAACTGTTGTTCCAGTCGGAATTTGTATCTTTGTTCCCTTGATACGATACATTCGCTTTGGGAAACTTCTAAAAGCTTGTGCATTAAACCTTAATGCTACATAAGCAAAACCTGCATAAGATCGTGATTCTGTAATTATTGTTGTGATAGAAAGAAAATTTGTAGAGTTTTGCAATGTTGTTTCTGTACTATCAGGAGTATTTCTTATGACAGTAACAGTTAAAGGAAATTGTAAATTATCTTGCTCTAAATCTATTTCATAATCTTTTAAATATGGACTTGTAGCTTTACCATTGATACTGTCTTCGACTACTACATTATGTAAGGTTCCGTCATTTTCTAAAATATTTATTGATATTTTTACCTCTGTTCCTCTTATATCTCCACCTGCAACAAATTCTTGTAAAGCAGGTATTTGAACAGTTACTCTTAAAATTTTAATTAGTTCATTTCCGCTAGAGTCTTGTACTCCTGTTATTGTTTTTGAAACTGGGAAATCTTCTAAAATTGCAGAATTTACAGGAATCGTATTTTCTATACGATCTGGCCCAAAAGAATCAACAGAACTTAAAGGAGTTTGAGTTTCAGTACCACTTCTAAAAAAAACTTCAACATCTTGAAAATTAGAATCGCCATTTGCATTAATAAGTGGGGTACCATCTAAAAAAATATCTCTTCCTATATTTAATGTGTTAGAAGTGTCAAAATTTGTATTTGATATATTTCTAAAACCACTTATTTCTCCATATCCGAGTAAATCTACAACAGTTGCAAAGGATTTACTTCTTAAACCACCTTCAATTAAATCTGGATCTTCAATTCTTCCATCAGATACTCTTCCAAATAATTCATCATCAACTAATCTAGGCATGTTTATTATTGATGTCTACTTAACAATTTAACAGTATTACTTGGAGAATCTGCATATGTAAGGTAAAAAGAATTAGAAGTCGGCATGTTTCCTAAAGATATTTGAAAAGAATCAGTTGTTTTATTTATTATTGTTTCAAACAAAGGGTTAAAATTAAAATTTAATAAAGGGCCACTTGTAAATTCCACTTCTACGGTATCACCATTTTCTAAGCCATGATTTGGAATAAATAAAGTTATGATATTATTTTCTTGTGAATATGTACCTGTATCGTTAATGATTGAAACTAATTGTGCAGTATCAACTCCAGAACTTATTAAAATTGAACCACTATAAACATATCCATAAATAATTGGAATTGGAACACCACTTGAACTTACGTTTTGAATACCACTAAAGGAATATGACCCTCTTATCGCTGGATCAATATCACTTACACTTGAAACATCAGGAACCGGATTTTGTGGTGCTAAAAAATCAGTAATACCTCCAATCAACATTGAGGTTCCAATTGCTGTAAATAAGGGGGCTATTGCAGAACCTATTGTTAAACCTAAAATAGTTGCACCTCCCCCAAGTGCAGTTAAGATGCCACCAGCAATTATTGGTAAAGACCCTGTTGCAACTGGAATAATTTGTATATCACCCTGACCAGACATTGATAAATATTCTTCTGTAACTACCCTTCCACCTATTTTTATTTTATATATTTGATCATTCATATGTTTTTGCACACCTTCAAAATTAGCAACTAAAAAACTCATTGCCTGTTGTGGTGATTTTACCGCAGCTAAAAAATATGACTTACCTAAAAATTGCCTTAATTTTCCATAAACTTTTATTTTTTTAAGCTGCATACCTATATACCCCTCTAAGTGCCTGTTGATATCTTAGATCAAAAGGTTCTCTGCAACTCAAAGCTTTTATATTATGATTCAATATCATGTTATCACCGATAAAAACAGCAACATGATCCAAATTACCTGTGACTGATTGAAAAAGCAAAACATCCCCAACTTTTACATCTTTATTAGAGTTTTGTTTTTTAAATCCTGTAATCGGCAAACCTTTTTCAAACAAAGGGTTTTCAATAAAATCTTTAATACGTTTTGGTCTTTTCCATTCTTTTAACTTTATATTTTTTGTTTCTAAAAACCAATCTGATATTATACTCCAGCAATCATATTTGCCCCAGATAAATTTTCTACCGATCAAAGAAGGTGCTTTCCAACCTGTTGGCTCAAACGATTCCCAATGGTTATGCTCAATACTGTATATGTAATATGGGAAGCCAAGATGTTCACAAGCTGCTTTATCTGTATCTGACGGTGTTGCAGCCCCTACAGGATGACTATGAATTACCCCAATAATTTCTCCTGTATCTTCACATTCTGCCCAATCATCAGGATCAAGTAAAAAAAATTCAAATTTTCCTTCTGCTAAATTTTTACAAGGCCAAAAAGTTTCTTTGCCTCTTATAATTGCAAGCAAACCACAAGCTTCTTTAGGTGCTTGTTCTTTTGCATATTTAGTAAAAGATTCTTTCCAAGTCATGATTAAAAATTAACCAATGTACCAACGGCTGGAAAGTCGGCTCTAGTTACAAGTTTTTTAGGTGCAGAAATACCAAACAGATCAAAAGAACTAACAAGCTCAAATTGTACGATATTTCTATTTTCAATAGTTTTTCTTTCAATAAAATAAACTTCACGTGGTAATTCTGCTGAAGGATCAACAGAACCACTTTTGTATGGGTTTACATTAGATGGAAAGTTTACTTCATCAAGGTCTTTACTCAATGCTCTACGTCTTGTAACTTTTGCTCCTGCCAGATCAGATAATGCTGTAGTTTGATTTGTAAGCTGTAATATTGATGTTATAGTTCCTAAGAGATTAGAAAGAGTTAATGTTGGTCTTGGCAGTTTACCTTTCCCAGAATATTTAAAACCATCAGCTTTTACTGGCATCCTTGAATAAGTGTTGGATTGCCAAACAATATCTAAACTATCTTTCATATTATTTCCACTGTGAAATAAATAAACAGTGGGGTTTGCTATTGTTGCATTTACATTAAAAGAAACAGCACCACTTGTTGTCTGTGAAGTTGTACCAGTAACAGTAAATGAATCTGTAGAAACTGTTTGTATTGTATAAACACCATCAATTCCATTACCTGAAGTAAAATTAAGACTCAAGATAAGACCAGCAGAAAAACCGTGGCCAGTTAATGAAATAGTAATAGTTGTTGTTGATTGACTATAAGTAGTTGTTTTTGCTGTTTTTGTATAATGAATATCAGCTTTTAATTCAACAGAATATAACTCAATAATAGATTTATTTGTTAAACCTTGAAGTGCACTTGTAGGAACTGCCATTATGGTTCAAATACTTCTCTAAAAGAACAGTTTATTATAGCCCTGTTGTTGTAAGGTATTGATTTTGTCCAAGAATCACAAACATATTGACCAGCCCCAGAAAGTGTAAAATCAACATTCGTTGGGCTTGTTACCAATGCACTGTCAGCAGCGGTTGAAGTCAATGTAAAAGTATTAGCATCAGCAGAGGAAGCAACCACATATGATCCATCAGTAGGGCCAGAACTAAAGTCAACTGTTAATACATCACCTATGGCCACACCATGATTTGTAAAAGAAACAGTAATAATTGTCCCAGCAGAACCACTTCCATCTGATTGAACAAAAGTACCTGTTTTTGCACTGAACCCTTCGGCTGGGGGTGTGAATGTAAAACTCGCCTGATCTGCAACCCTACTTCTTAAAAACGCCTCAATGACATCTGATTCAGTCTCAGACACGTTAAAAGTAAGATCGTATACTTTAGGGTCTTGAGATAAAGGAAGGCCATACAAAGCCCTAAACTCATAACCATCACCAAGTGAAGTCACTCTTACTTTTGGTTTACTTTGTTTTCTCATCCCATAAGTGGGTTGTATTGATGGAAATGTAGCCATTATCTATTTAATAAACCCCCTGCTCTTTGTTCATCAATTATAGTTGCCTGCACAACAGAAGCAATCAACCCGCCTAACTGATCAGCTTCAGACCCACTTCCTTGAACAGAAGTTCCGGAAGCATCTACGTTTACGGTGATCATATTGTTTGTTGTACCGCCTCCACCTGTAGGAACTGAAGGTAAAATTGTTCCAGATGTGCGAGGAACAAATAGTTCAGGTTGACGTTCTCCAACAATATAAGGCTGATTAGCTTTTACAGGGCCACCATTTTCCCTAAATAGTCCTCCTAACAAACCACCTAAAAATCCACCGATACCTTTTCTTTGTCCACCTCTTGCTCCAGCACTAAAAGCGTCAGAAAATCCACCAACAAGCCTATCAAGTTGTGCATCAATGATCTTATCTCTTATTCTATTTAATACATTTGTCATTGCCTGACCAAAAGATTGTGCACCTGTAATTGCATCTCTTAAATTATCTTTGATGCTTGTTTCTATTGCTTCACCAATCTGATCAAATTTATCTTTTAACTCATCTGCTTCATCTTTTTGTTTTTTAAGTGCATTTGTGCCTTCAATATATTTTGTAATTATATCTCTAAGTCCCTCGCCATGAATTGCAACAAGAGCATTTATTTCCTGTTGTGTTTGTACTTGTTCTAAATTTCCGTCAACTGCTGCTTGTGCCAAAGCTCTTTGATCGCTTAATTTGTCTATTAATTTTCCTTTTGCATCTACAGCATCCATTTCGGCCTGTTCATAAGCAATAGCTTTGTCTAAATTATCTTTTATTAGTTTATTTATTTCCTCTTGTATTTCTTTATTTTTTTGTGTTGTTTTATTTTTCTCTTTTTCTACTGCATTTTCTTTAATTACAGTATCTAATCTTTTTCTTACAGGCACATATTCCGCACGCAATAGAGCAAGCCTTCTTTCTGCTGCGTTAATTGCTTGTTTACTGTTTGATCTATTAATAATTGCAAATTCTTTTGCCATTTTTATGCTTAGATCAGCTTCTAAAGCCCTTAACTGTGCTAACTCACCATCTTTTATTGCTTGAGTAACTTTATCCTGTTCCTGTCTTTGTTTTATTAACTGTGTTACTATAGCTCCAATTCCTGTTGCAACAGCAACAAATGGTATTGCATTTAAAGCAATAGTGGCTAAACCACCAGCATTAGCTACTTTTATCAATGCAGCACTAACTAATGGCAAGACTATTACAACACCTTTTGCTGCAACCGCAATGGCTGTAAATATTAGTGCAGTTTTCCCGATTGGAGAATTTACAAACTCAGTTGCTGCAATAGTTAATTGAGTTAATGCTTTAATAACAGGTAACACGGCAGGCTGTAATGCCTCACCAAAAGCTCTTGATAAATTTTCTGTTTCATTTCCTAAATTTTTAAATACCTGTGTAGGGTCATTTTCAAGTAATGCTTTTAATGAAGCACCTCCATCTGTTTCAATTTGTCTTAATGCTCTTAATACAACTTCACTTGTTAATTTACCTTCAGCAGCAAATTTT